CGCCGCCCGTGCGGATGCCGGACATCTTTGCCCACTCCAACTCTTTCAAGTAGGGCGTCAAGTCCTGGCCGCAATGCTCCATCACCAAATCCCAATACGGGTGAAGGCTGTTCTCGCCTTCGCCGTCAGCCCCAATCGACATCCGGGGAGCCGGCTCATACTTCAACTGCGGGGCACCGGCGTTCCATAGGCGGTTGCCTGGATACTCGCCGGTGAATGGGATCATTACCATCCGCCACGGCCGTAGCTCATAGCGGCCCATGATCTGTTCAGCTTCAGGCTTCGGGTGCCCCATCTCTTGCAGGATGTTCTTTACGCTGCCGCCGTTCTTGCGTGTCCACTGGTTGTCGGAACGCTTCTTGATCGACCAGCCGGCGGCGTCTCCCGATGTCGTTTCAAGACAGCGGATCAACTCGTCGTAGTCCGTGATGTCAACTTCGTCGTTGTCCGCCACGATACTGAGAACCTGGGTCCAAGCTCCCTTCTTGTCCGACGAGTTCCACTCACCAATTGAATCAGGGTCCGTCTTCGCCTTCGGAATCTCCAGCGAGATGTTGCCTTCCTTCGTCTTGGTCAGCACGGCCTTGCGGCCCACCAGAGCTTCTTCGACCTTGACTTGGACATCCGGGTTCAGGTGTCCTGCAACTTTAAGAGCTTCTTCTACGCTACTGAATTCGTAGCCGCCCTTTTTAAGTAGCTTGCCGCCCAGGGCGCGTGCGGCTGCTTTGAAAGACGGGCGGACGTTGAACCCGCAAGTGGTCCATCCTTTCCCATCTTGTTCCCAGGTCGGGCATTCAGACGTGCCGGGGCCGAAGCGGAAAATCTTCCAGCCGCCGAAGTCGAGAGGAAACGCGAAACAGTTGGCCGTCATCAAGTCTTTGCCTTGGCTGTTCGTTTGGAACACACCTTCAAGGCCAAGCTCTTCCTGCCGCTCCATCAGGCGTTGGAAGCCGATGGTGTGCGTTTGCAGAAGGTAGTGATCCGGGCACCAGTTGCAGATAATGTTCATCCGCCGGATTTCGTCCAGGATGAGATTGTGCTTCTCATCCAGCTTGACTCGGCGGTGTGCCGAAGTCAACTGCTCAAAAGGGTCTTGGTCTTGATCGCTGACTAAGGTATCCGGCATCCGCACGCGGGCTTGCTTCCCCTGGATGACGGCTATATGATCCTTCCAACTCTGGTCCATCTTCTCGGCCGGGAAGACACCAGTGGCCGGCTTCAACAGTTTCAGGCCGTCGTTGAGCTTCGTGGACTTGCGGTGCCAAATCCAAAGGTTGCCGCCGCAAACGTCCAGTTGGTTCTGGAAATTGTAACCCGCATCCCGGCTCATCAGTCCCAGGATGTATCGGCCGAGTGCGGCGTGTTCGGTGTGGTTGTTCGTGTTGAACTTCTCGTCATCCTCGAACAGCACGTAGAGATGCAAGCCGGCCCCGCCGGTGGACTTGCGAGCTTCAACGTAGTGAAGGTTGCGAGCGGCGTCACGTACTTTGTCAAGCTCTTCCTTGGAGACACCGACACCCGTGGCGTGACCCACGATGCTGTCGAAGTCGAAGCCGACCCAACGGGAACGCTTAGCCTTCCAATCCCAGCCCGTCGATCCAATGCCTTCGCAGTGAAGGTCCAAAGGGAATTCGATCTTGTAGTCTTTGAACTCGGGGTTGGTGTCGGCGTTTCGCGGGATGCGATAGCTGAACCAGTTGTGAACGCCGTCCGTGTACGTGGACCGTTTCCCTGGGACGGGTTCTCCATCGCCTGCCATGACGTTGACCTGAACTTCCATGTCGCACCCGTACTTCAGGAAGCGCTCAAGAAGGTCCGGGCCATTGTGCTCGCTCTTGACGACCTTCGCCTTGAGGAAGCTGATGACCGAACTGATTGCGGTTGCCATTGATTGCTCCGGGTAGTTTGCCTTACACTCCTAGTTTCGGCCAAAACGGTCGGGTTTGTTGCAGAGTTATCGGGATTTTACCGGACCCGGCCGCGTGAGTTCGTCGTAAGTCCTTTGCCGAGTTGGCGTTGCCTAATTTAAGTTATTGAGGTAGGTAGGTAGGAAGTTGCTCGGAATATCATATAGAGAAAACGTAGTCTCCAACATGAGCGTGAAGAGTATGCGGCCCATAATGGGGAAGTAGCTACTTGGGCCTAACTCACTAACCCACGCGGAATTTTGCAACAACTCCGCCCCTTTTGGCCGAAACTAGGAGTGTGAGGAAAATGGCAGAAATTCCGCTCGAAGAAATCCGACCGCCCTGGATTCTCTTGCGAGTAGTGGTGAAGAGTTCGCTGGAGTACATGCAGCTTCGTGACGCCATCCACAACGACGGCCGGAACGATGGCCTGCTGAATTCGATCTGCGTCCGCACGAGCGTGCGCTGGCCGGGCTTGTACGAAGTCGTGGACGGGATGTACCGCTTCACGGCCTACGAGGAACTACGCATCCCGTCGATCCCCGCAATCATTGTGGAGAAGACGGACGAGGAAGTTCTGGCGGCACAGATTCAGGCGAACTGCTTGCGGCGCGAGACCACGGCCGTTGAGTTCGCAAGGCAGTTGCTCCGCATTAAGGCGTGCATCCCTGGCATTAAGATGTCGGTGATGGCTCGGATGGTGGGCAAAAATCCAACCTGGATTAAGCAGCAGTTGTCACTTCTGGAGCTTGACCCCAAGACCCAGAAGCGGGTGGACCGTGACGAGATTCCGTTGCGTAACGCCTACATGCTGGCGAAGATTCCGCCGTACATCCGGGAGCCTTACACGCTTCTGGCACCGCACACGCCGGTCGAAGAGTTCCAGGCGATGACTGAAGTGGTCATCCGTCAGGTGATGGAAGCCGCCCGCAACGGAAAGCTGATTCAGCACTACGCTGTGGAGTACAAACCGCAACCGTATCTGAAGTCTCTGAAGACCGTTCTGAACGAAATCAAAAGTCGAAAGCAAGCGGTAAAAGCCGCACTAAATAACGAAATCAAGACGCCTCTGGAAGGCTGGGTGAAGGCACTCGAATGGGCCGCCAGCCTCGATCCAGAGAGCCAAGACAAGCAGAAGGCCGCCGTTGAGCGACGTACTGCCGAACAAACGATCAAGCGTGACCAGTTCACCGCCGACATCGAAGAGTTCGACCCGTAGTTGTTTCCTGTTTCTCTCTCAGTTTGGAGTCTCTATCTCTATGTCTCAATCTCTCATTCCTGTTGATCTGGATTTGAACCAGCTTTCCACGCAAGTGGGGATGGGGTCGGACGAAGATTTCGCCGACCTTAGCAAGGGCACCACCTTCCTGGGCCGCTTGCAACTTTTCACGAAGGGCACCGCAGTCAATAAGAAACTGATCGGCCCCGGCGAGTTCGGCATCCCTGAAAGCGACGAACAAATCATCGGTCTCGGTGAGACCGTGGACATCCTGCCCCTGGCACGGCGTCCGAAAGCCATCGACCTGTCGGACAAGGAAGCCATCATCACCGTCTATGATCCGCAGTCGGATGTCTTCAAGGACATCGCCGCGCGATCCAGTGGCTCCGACTCGGGCTGCATGTACGGCGTGAGCTTCCTGGTTGTCGAACGGAAAACCGGCCGTCTCCTGGAGTTCTTCTGCGGAACAAAGTCCACTCGCCCCGAAGCCGGCAAGATCGCCGCCTTCCTCCCGCTGAGTGCTGCTGACATCTCACGTAAAGCTGAGGCTGGCGTGGATGTATCCGGTCTGGAGCCGCACGGTCCCCTGCCGATGTCCATGAAGTCGAAGCTGGTGGAGAAGGGCAAGTTCTCGTGGCACGTCCCCGTGGTCCTGCCGTGTTCGACGCCGTTCACCAAGATGCCGAAGGAAGCGGCCATCTATGCGGAAGTGGCGAAGTTCTTCAATCCTTCCAACACGGAAGTGGAAAAGGAAAAGCCGGCTGACGGCAAGAAGAAACGCGCTCGCTAACCCCTAGACAAAATCTCACAACTGAGATACAATAGGGTAGAAAGTCTGATTGTGCCGGGTTTACCGGAACTAACGGTAAACCCGGCATTTGTCACCATGAAACCTGTCGCAATCCTCATCACCCAGCCGGCCATCGACTTCAAAAGTCTTCTGGCGGTCACGCACAAGGCACTAGGGTATTCGATTGCGGCTTCGAGCGACAAGTCGCACGAACAGAACCCGATTCAACGCTACCTCTCCTGCCTAGCGGCTATGAGGGACCAGCAGGCTCCCGCTGGATTACCGGCCAACCTGCTCTATCACGTTTCGTTCTCATTCCTGATTGCCGCCGAAGAGATCGACACCATACCGATCCTAGAGTGTGCGGCCGGAATGCCGTTCGTCACTGCTGAGACCGTCAACCAAAATGTTGACCTGACCATCGTCAATGGAACCCTGGCACAATGGCGTGACGCTGTTGTGTCCGGCACAAGGCGGGACGGAGATGTACAAGCTCTCTATTGTTCCATCATGTCTCAGTTCGAGGGGATGAACCTGAACGTCTGGACCGAATACAACAAGAAGTGGAGCGACGGATTGTTCCTACTGGAAGACAAACGCAAATGACCATCGAGAAGTGCAAGCTCTGTACCGAGACTTCCAAGGGCACCCGCCTGAAGCATCCCGTCACGTTGCAATACGTGGACGGCCGGATCGAATTCCTTCAGTCGCCGTTTGGCATGAAGGACGAGATCAAGTCCATGAAGGGTAGCAAGTGGCACGGCTTCGATGAAGAGCCACGGAAGATTTGGTCAATCGAAGATTGCCAGCGGAATCGTTTCCAGTTGGCATACCTGAAGGGTGAAAATCCCTACGAGTGGTTTGACCGGGATATGGTCCAGCACCACTACGAGCGCCCGTTGATGCCGCACCAGCGCGATCTCGCCGACAGTGGTCTCACGTACCATTTCAACATCTGGGCGGCGGAGATGGGCACGGGTAAGACCCTGGCGGCCATCGAAGTCATGGAGAAGTCCGGGATCAAGAAGTGGTTCTACTGCGGACCCAAGTCCGTACTGAAGGCCATCAAACGAGAATTCAAGAAGTGGAATCTTTCTTCCGAGATCGAAGTCGAGCTTCTCACGTATGAAGCTCTGACCAGGATGATGGATGAATGGCCGAAGGATCGCAAGCCGCCGATGGGCGTGATCTTCGATGAGTCCAGCCGGCTGAAGACTGCTACCAGCAATCGTACCAAGGCCGCTCAAATGTTGGCCGACTTGATTCGGTTTCACTATGGCCACGACGGCTTTGTGATCCTGATGTCCGGTACGCCGTCGCCCAAGTCGCCTGTGGACTGGTGGGCACAGGCCGAGATCGCATATCCCGGCTTCTTAAAGGAAGGCAGCCCGAAGGCTCTGGAAGCTCGGCTGGCGTTCATGGTCGAAGAGACCTACGATAGTGGCACCTTCTTCAAGCGGCACGGTTGGAAAGACGACGACGCCAAATGCAAGACTTGCGGCGGGTTCGAGGAATCGCACGACTTCCTAGACGCCGAAGGGAACATCCAAGAGGATGTCCATAAGTTTGAGGCGTCGATCAATGAGATCAGTTTGATGCACGAGCGCCTCAAGGGTCTCGTCATCGTGAAACACAAGCGTGATTGCTTGAAACTCCCGGAGAAGTCCTATCGCAGGATCATCTGCAAGCCAAGCAAGTCGGTTATGCGAGTGGCACAAGCTCTCGCCGGCACCCAGGCTAATGCTGTCCAGACGCAAACCCTACTCCGCGAATTGTCGGACGGCTTCCAATACCAAGAGGAAGCCGACGGGATGCGTACTTGCGAGCACTGCAAGGGCACTGGCAAGGTGAAGGAATGGGTCGATCCTAATGACCCCGAGCGTTGCTACTCCAGCGTGGAGATGATGGACCCGGAGACCGTGGCCAGCCTGGAAGAGCAAGAAGTTGATTGCCCGGCTTGCGGCGGCGACAAGGTTGTGAAGAAGTACATCCGGGTGACGAAGGAAATTCCTTGCCCGAAACAGAACGCAATAATCGACCTGTTGGAAGAGTGCGAAGACACCGGACGCATCGTGATCTTCGCGGGCTTCACCGGCTCGGTTGATCGCTGTGTCAACATCTGCCTATCTCAGAAATGGGACGTGGTTCGATGCGACGGCCGTGGCTTCACGGTCTTCCGTGCGAACTCTGATGGACGCATCGAAACGCTGACCGGAGTTGACGCCCTGGACTACTGGGCCGATATGGGTGGTAACGCCCGAGTAGCGTTTGTCGCTCATCCCGAGTCCGGCGGCATGGGTCTGACATTGACTGAAGCCCGTATGGCTGTGTTCTACAGCAACAGCTTCAAACCTGAATACCGAATTCAAGCGGAAGATCGTATCCACCGCAAAGGTATGGACGAGAATCTGGGCTGCGTTATCGTGGACCTGATTCACCTGCCCACGGATGACAGAACCCTTCAGATCATCAGGGAGAATCGAACGATTGAACTGATGACGTTGGGAGAAATCAAGGAAGCTCTGGCGAGTGAGGTCTTGCCAGAGGGTGAGTTACTCGAAATATGAGGTTCCCATGTTGAAGTATCTGTTTCTCCTGGCCGCCCTGGCTGTGTGTCCGCTGTGTAATGCGGATGAGCCGGACGCCAACCCCGGTCCTACGATCTGCATTCCGAAAGATCGCAAGCCGGTTGTCGAATCGCCGGTGTTCGCGCCGGCCGAACATTTCATCGGTCCCAATCTGCCTTGCTTTACCAAGCAGATGACGGACAACGAATTCAAATGGTGGGTGATCGAACAAAATGAGATCGCCACCAACGCCTGTCGTGTCAACGCCCAGCCGGCGACAGGGACGGCCGTGTACGAACGCACGGTCTTTGGCTGGTCTTCGGGACTGCGTGGTGGTTTCAACAACCTCCACACCCGAGAGTTCCAAGCGGTTGCTCCTGGTGCCACTCCGTATGGTGGCGGCCCGCTCTGGATTCACAACCCCTACGTGCGTCACTAAATTATGAAGCTCTCTGAAGCCAAAGTCGCCGAGATCAAATCCGATCTCGTCGATGGCAAGTCACAACCCGAAATCGCCAAGAAGTTCAAGATCAGCTGTGGGGCGGTCTCTGACATCGCCCGTGGCCGGCGACATCGTAAGGTGCCGTGGCCAGAGGGCACCGAGCCGCCTGTGAAGACGGCCGGCGGGCAACGCAAGCCCATCAAACAGCATGACCCCACGGATGATCGTGTCGTGGAGTTGGAAGCCGAAGTGCTCCATCTCCGCGAAGAGCGTGACTTAGCCCGCAAGACGGCCCGAGTCACTAGCAAGCAGCACGGTATCTTCAAGGCTGTCGTCAAAGAGATGGAGCAGAAGGTTCACCCCTTCAAGGCTCTTCCTAATGAGCGAGACTTGAAGCCATGCAAGGACACCATCGAAGAGCACGTCGTCATGCACTTGTCAGACGGCCACCACGATCAGATCGTGGTGCCTGCTGAGTGTGCCGGATTGGAAGAGTACAACTTCCAGATTTCCTGCCGACGTGCCGAGACCTACGTCGATACTCTTCTGGACTGGACCCAGCACACGCTGAGTCCCCGGTTCAACTTCAAGGTGCTGACTGTGCTTGCCTACGGCGACCACACCAGCGGTGAGATTCACGGGCATGTCAGCCGGTCGTACTTCCGCAATCAGTTTCACAACTGCTTTGCCATCGGCCAACTCCACGCTCTGATGTATCGTGATCTGGCTCCGCACTTCGATCAGGTGAACGTCATCTACCTTCCTGGCAACCACGGTCGCCGGTCGGTGAAGAAGGACTTCCACGGTGCCCACGACAACTGGGATTACCTTGTGGCGGAGATTGCCCGGCTGCATTGCAAGGGGATGGATAACGTCCAGTTCGCTATCCCGGATGCGTTCTCGGTCAACATCGACATCAACGGCGTCGGGTTCAATTTGAGCCACGGCGACGACATCAAGGGCCACCAGGGCATCCCGTTCTATGGAATGGTCCGGCGGCAGAAGGGCTTGATTGCACTGGGAGCAGCCCAGGGCGGCCCGCGAGTTCGGTACTACTGCATGGGGCATCACCACGTCTCTGCCAGCTTGGCGGACATCGACGGTGAGTTGCTGGTCAACGGTGCATGGATCGGCACCGACAGCTACGCCTACAACAGCTTCGCGGGATACCGCGAACCTAAGCAGTGGATTCACGGTGTCAATCCCAAGAAGGGGATCACCTGGAGAATGGACGTACAGCTTCGCACCAAGGATGAAGCGAAGGGGCCGAAGCGTTACAAAGTCGAGCTATGACACCCTCCGAAAAGTACGGCGTCAGCGCCAGGGACTTAAACGACCTGGCGCTGCTTATGTCCAACCACCCCGAGTTGGACTTAATGGACGCACTAGGAGAGATCGGGGTCGTTACCGGGTGTCTGGAGATCGCACAGATCAAGGCACTCCACCGAGACTATGGGAGGAACTATGGCCATATTGAATCGTGAGAGGGGCTACCTGTTTCTGAGCGCACCCCATTGTGCGTCCAGGGCGATTAGCCAAGCTCTA